GCAAGATTCACGACAAGATTAAAGCCAAGAACAGACTAGAAGGTAAGAAAATAGCAATCTGCATCCCGAGTCGGGGTGAGATGGAGATAGGCACAGCCTTTGACCTAGCGGTCTTGTGTGCCTACGACGCCAGACACAGGGTAGGGCATCAGTCCATTTACACGGTGGCTGGAACCCTGATATTCGACCAGCGCGAGAAGATGGCGCAGGAAGCCTTAAAAGAAGGCGCAGACTACATCTTGTGGATAGACGCCGATATGCGTTTCCCCAAGAACACGATAGATATTCTGATGGCCCACGACAAACCAATCGTCGGGGTCAACGCAACAACCCGTTCCATCCCTGTCAAACCAACAGCTAAGAACCTGTTGATAGACAACGAAAAGAAAGAGAACCATTGGGTTCCGGTCGTAAGCAAAGGGAAAACAGGTTTAGAAGAGGTCACCGCCGTCGGTTGCGGGGTGATGATGGTAAAGCGGGAAGTATTTGAAAACACACCGAAACCTTGGTTTTGGTTTGAGCAGATTCCAGGCGGCAAGTTACTAGGGGAAGATGTTTACTTCTGCATCAAGGCTTTAGACGCAGGATACCCAACCTTTTTAGACCACGACTTGTCAAACCAAATAGGCCATGTCGGACAGTACACGTTCGGCTGGCACGATTACCCAGAGACGAAAGATGAGCCTAGCAACATACAGCGACCTCAAGACTAGCGTTGCGAATTACCTCGGACGGAGCGACCTGACGAGCCAGATTCCCGACTTTATTACGCTGGCCGAACTCCGTCTGTCTCGTGATATTCGGACCCGCCGGATGCTCAAAACAGCAACCGCAACCATGACAGCAGGAGACGCAACAGTCGGTCTCCCATCAGATTTCTTAGCAATCCGCGACGTATACCTGCAAGGCACTCCAAGAACAGTAGTCTCGTATCTTTCCCCGAGTGCGTTTTCTGCCAACTCACGGGCTGACGAACAAGGTCTACCCGTCTTTTATACCTTGCGGTCCAACGAGTTTGAGTTCGCTCCCAAACCAGATTCTGCGTATGTCGTGCAGATGCTTTACTACTACAAGCCGATAGCACTTTCTGATAGCAACACGAGCAACGAGTTCATGGCTAACTACCCAGACGCCCTTCTCTACGGAAGTCTCTTGGAAGCCGAGCCGTATCTTATGAACGATGCTCGCACTCAAACTTGGTCCAGCCTTTACAACCAATCCATCACCCGCATAAATACGTCTGATGAAGAATCAGAATTTGCAGGCGTTCCATTAGTAATGACCGTAACCACGAGGTAAAAAATGGCCGAATTTACGAACTATCTAGAGGACAAGATTCTTGACCATGTCCTGAAAAACGTCTCTTACACATCTCCTACTACTGCTTATCTAGGACTCTTTACCGCAGCTCCTAGCGATACTGGTGGCGGTACAGAGGTCTCGGGTGGCTCCTATGCCCGACAGGTTTTATCTGTAACCACAGCTTCCACGGGAATCACCACATCTTCCGCAGATGTCACCTTCCCGCAGGCTACTGGTACTTGGGGAACCATCTCCCACGTTGGGATTTTCGATGCCTTATCCACAGGAAATCTCCTGATGTATACGGCTCTCACAACGTCTAAGACCATTGAGACCGGCGACATCCTGAAAGTCTCTTCTGGCAACCTCACCGTTACCCTGGACTAATGGACCAATGCGGACCGTGGACGCTAGAGCAACTCGACCAGTTCTCTTCGTCCATAGATGCTTTACCGTTTAGCCTAGATTCAAGCGTATGGGACACCGCCTGCTTTCGATACGGAAACGGGCAAATCAGCAGCACAGGATTAGTCACAAGTAGTATCAACGCCACATTTGTAGTAAGCGGAACGGTTTCCGCTACCGCCACCGTAGTATCGGCAGGCGATAGGACTCGGACCGTAGACGGCGCAGTCGCCGCCGCCGGTGTCGTGTTAGCAGACGGAACAAAGACGACTTTCGGAGCAGGAGACATCTCTGCCTTCGGGGTAGTACAAGCAGACGGGATTCGCGTAAGACTTGCCGACGGTAGCATTACAGCCGCTTCGGATGTGGTGTCAGCCGCCACACGACTTAGGACCGTAACAGGGCAGATAAGCTCTTCTGGGTCTGTAACTGCCGATGCAAGCCGTATTTTGGCCGCTAGTGCCGTTGTTAGTGCCTCCGCTACTGTTACCACAGCCGCAGACAGACTTCGGGTTGTAGCGGGTGCTATAACTGCCACGGGTTCTATGTCGGCCACGGCAGTAACCGAGCAAAGCGTCATCGCCTTCGTGCTCTCTTCTGGAGACATGACTGCGGCAGCAAACTTTACTGCCAGCGGTATTGCAAGCATTGTTGCAAACGCAAATATCGTTGCGACACTTTATAAGTTTGGCGAAGAATGGGTAGTTGTTGCAGACGATGTTGGAACATGGACCGCTGCAACAGAACAATCAGACACATGGACGGTCGTTACTGCTAGCCCGAATACTTGGTCGGACACAGCAATCATTAGCGACACTTGGACCACACAGACTTCTGGGAATAATTCATGGCAACGTCTAGGGTAAATTTTGGAGAATGGCTGCCGGACCAGCCTGGGGTGATTGGTGCTCTTACGACAGCCAAGAACTGCTATCCCCGCGCTGTCGGGTATGGTCCTTTTCCGAACGAGGAAGATTACTCGGACGCCGCTAGTCAGAATCTGACCAACGTCGTAGCCGCCAGGGACACAAACGGAGACACCCGAGTCTTTGCGGCTGGGACTACAAAGCTCTTCCGCTTGGATTCCTCGGACTTCTCGATGGATGACGTATCGGCCACAACCTATACCAACGCCGTCTCGTGGAAATTTACTCAGTTTGGAAATAAGTTGATTGCAGCTACCGAAGCGCATACCCTGCAAGCCTATGACTTAACGACTACGGGTAGTTTCACAAACCTGGCTTCCGACGCTCCTAAAGCAAGATTCGTAAGTGTGGTGCGGGACTTTGTGGTCTCCGGCTACCAGACGTCTTATCAGAATCGCGTCCAATGGTCTGGGATTAACAATGAGACGACCTGGGCATCTTCCGGCACTACCCAAGCTGACTTTCAGGACATTCCTGACGGTGGCAGGGTTCAAGGTATTACCGGAGGCGAGTTTGGTCTAGTCCTGATGGACCGCAGTCTGTATCGGATGTCTTATGTTGGAACGCCGCTGATATTTCAGTTTGACAACATCTCTAGAAATCTAGGCTGTTTGGAATCCAACTCCGTTATCCAATGGCAAGGGGTTACTTACTTCCTGTCCAATGACGGGTTCTACGCCTGTGACGGCCAGAATGTCGTAAATATCGGCGCGGAGAAGGTCAATAGGTACTTCTTTAACACGGCTCGAATCTCAGTTTTGGACCAAATGTCCACGGCTGTAGACCCTGTTAAAAATCTAGTTATGTTCGGGTATCCGTGTACAGACTTAACTTACCGGATTCTCATGTACCACGTTCCAACTAAACGCTGGGCATACGCAGACACGGCAGTCGACAGGATTGCGTCTAGTTCTACTCCTGGAGTTACCTTGGAAGGGCTAGATAGCTTCAGCGCAAGTATTGATGCTTTACAAACCCCGCTAGATTCTAGACTTTGGGTGGGCGGTGACCTACAATTGGCTGGCACAAAAGCCACCAAAATCATCACCTTTACCGGCCCTCCAAAAACTGCGCTGATTGACACATCGGACATTGAGACCGGCGCAAATCAGTCCATGATTACGATGGTCAAACCCATTGTGGATAACGGCTCTGCAAGCATCGCGGTGACGTCTAGACAACGTCTAAACGAGGTCGTATCGTTCTCCGCTGTAACTGCGGCAAGCTCTGAAAATCGGGTGGGTGTGCGTTCTTACGGACGTTATCACCGGGTTCGGACCCAGCCTTCAGGAGATAACTGGTCCTCCGCTATTGGGATGGATATTGAGATTCAGGTGGCAGGCACAAGATGACGATGTTTCGGGTACTTAACTACTCTGGAGCCACCCCACGGGAGATTTCCGAGGTAGTCAACAACCTGATGAACGGCAAGTCCAACAATACAGGGACTGTCACGCTAAACACAGGAAACGCTACCACCACAAGTCTGGTTGACGAGCGCATTTCTGTAGATACAAAAATCGTACTTATACCGTTCTCGGACGCGGCAGAACTTGACTCTGCGCCATACGGTGCGTTTCAGGACACGACTGACCAGGTGGCCACGACGACCACCAACGAGTACATTATTTCTTACGACACCACCGACTACTCTAACGGGGTTTCGGTAGAGAGTACCAACAAGGTTCGGGTCAAGTCCTACGGGATATATAACATTGCGTTCAGTATTCAGTTTGCCAACGCAGACGTTTCCATTCAAGACGTGGATGTGTGGTTTAAGAAGGGTAGCGGAGGCGGTGCAGCGTCTAACGTCGCTGGCAGTAACAGCAAGTTTTCTGTACCTAACAGCCACGGTGGGACTGACGGGCATTTAATTGCCGCGCTTAATTTCTTTATAGAACTTCAAGCAGATGATTATGTGCAACTAGCGTGGGCATCTACGGACTCAGACTGCAAGATTGAACACTTAGCCGCGCAAACCAGCCCGACCAGACCCGCAACTCCGTCGGTAATTCTCACGGTTAACTATGTAGCACCGGCAACGTACTCGAACATTTACGTCTCTGCCCAACAGCAAGGGCAGGCAACAATTACACACTTTGCCAACTCAACGGCAGACAAAACTTACGCTTATATTCTAGTGGGATAAAATCATGGCAGAATCAAGAATTGACCCAGCATTACTACCGTATCTTGAGACAGGATTAAAACGTGCTCAAGAGCTATTCTTAACGGGTCCGCAGCCTACATTTTTTACCGGGCAAACCTTTGTCTCTCCTAGCGAGCAGACTCTCGCCGCCCTTACCCAACAAGAAGAAGCTGCCAGGCTTGCCGCACCAATACTTCAGCAAGCACAGCAGGCTTATCAGCAGTCTCTAGGCCAAATCGGAACTACGGCGGCAGGTGGGTTTTTAGGTGGTTCTCCGTTCCGCGAGCAACTAATCCAAGCCGCTACCCGACCGCTGGTTCAGCAATACGAGCAGACGGTTATGCCGACCATTGCAAGCGGGTTTAGTCGGGCAGGTCGTTACGGTTCAGGTGCGATGGAACAAGCCCAAGCACGGGCTACAGAAGCCTTTGGCAGGTCTTTAGGCGACGTTGCAGCTACAGTCGCAGGCCAAGACTACGCACGAGAGCGCGGACTCCAACAGCAGGCTCAACTTGCACAAGCTGCGCTAGGCCAGGCAGCCCCATCATTCTTCCAGTCTGCATTTCTGCCATCTCAAGCATTAAGTCAAGTAGGCGCAGCCAGAGAGCAAATCGCCGCCCAGCCTTTACAGGAAAGTATGCAGAGGTTCCAATTTAATCAAATGCTGCCTTACCAACAACTCCAAGGATTCCTGTCATCTGTTTACGGTAGCCCGATGGGTTCGTCAAACATTCCAATTCCGCAAGCACAAACCAATCCAATTGGTTCTGCATTAGGCGGCGCAGGTCTTGGATATTTGGCGGGGAATGTATTTGGATTTAATCCAGTATACGGTGCTGGTGCAGGCGCAGTTTTAGGCGGGATATTAGGATGAAACCATCAGAAATCATAGCGGCAGACGCAGAACAACGCGGTCTTGACCCCAACGCAATCCTGAGCGTTATCTACAAGATGGTTCAGGAGAAAAACGGCAAGCTCATGCAAAGCGGCAATTCTGTTTTATTCCTAGAAGATATTGGGGAGAAGAATGTTGCTCTGCATTTGTTTACCGAGGACAAACCTCTTGCCCTAGCAAAAGCCGTTGTGGTATTTATGCAACAAATCAGGGGAATGGACTTAGACGCCGTATACGGAAACGCAGACAACCAGCAGATTATTCAATTGCTTACCTCTGTCGGTGTGCCGGTCCAGCAATCCGATAAACCAGAATACAACTGGATGGCAATGGTATGAGTGGAGCAGCGAGTTTTGTAGAAGATGTTGTTGAAGGGGCTGTAGACGTTGTAGAAGACGTCGGCAGCTTCATTGACGACAAGGTTATCCAACCCATCGTTCAAGACCCGCTTTCTGCTGTTGCCACCGTTGTTGGGGCGACAATTGGCGGGGCTCCTGGTGCTGGCATTGCAAACACAATTGCTGGTTTAGTTCAGGGTGAAAGCCCTGAAGAAGCCGTTCAGGGTGGGTTACAAACGGCTGGAACGATGTATCTCATTGGTTCTCCAGGTGGAAGCCCATTTGGCGGTACTGAATCAGCAGCCGGGACAGAGGGATTTGGTGCTGTCTCAGATTCGGTTTATCAAGGAGCTTCAGGAACAGTTCCTCCAGCATCTCCAGCAGTTGTTCCTAGTGCATTTGAAACCGCTATCAGTACTGCACCAACAGCCGCACCAACAATATCACTTGGTCCGACAACTGAGCTTGGGTCGTTTGGTCCAGTAGGAACCGCTGGATTTGGAACCGCATTACCTCCTGCCGCAGATGTAACCGCAGCACTTACCGCAGCCGGATTCGCTCCTGGTACGGCAGCTAACCTTGCAGGAGAAACTGCGGCAGGTGTTGGGGCTACAAATCTATTAGGCGGTGCTACTGCCGCCGCGCCACTTGCCGCACCACAAACGCTTTCAATCCAAGAAGCAATAAGAGGCGCACAACTAGCAAAACAGTTACTAACCCCACAGCAACAAGCAATTCCGAACCAAATTGGAACAAATGTTCCGCAAGGCGCAATTGATTATTCTGGTTTGCTTGGTCTTTTAGCTCAACGAGCAAGAGGAACTGGACTGCTTGGCACACGTTTCCAGCCGCAACCTGTAAACCTTACTAGTCTTTTAGGATAACTATGGCTACATTACAAGACATCCTCGGTGGCGGTTTGCCAGCCGGACTTTTAACTCCGGAACAAGAAGCCGCAGCTCAACGCCGCGCAGAAAACGCCGGACTACTTAACCTTAGTTTAGGTCTGTTACAAGCCTCCCGTGGTGCTCCCGGACAACGTGCTCCTGGTCTTGGTCAAATTATCGGCCAAGCCGGTCCTGTCGGCGTTCAGGCATACCAGCAGTCTTTCGACCAGACGCTACAAAATGCCCTGCGCGGGATGCAGATACAGGAGATGCGGACACGCCAAGCAGAGGCAGAGCGTCAGCGTCAACGTCAGCAACAGTTCCAACAAGCGGTCAGCGGTGCAACTGTAATGCAACCAACCGTGCAAGACGTATTGCGTCAGCAAACAAATATTGAACCAGAGCGTTTAGAAACTATGTCCCTGCAAGACGTAGTTGCAGAGGCTCCAAAGACTCAGCGCACGGTAGACCGCGAGCGTCTGTTATCCGCTATCGCCGAGTTTGCTCCAGAAAAATACTTAGAACTTACCCAACCTCGTGCCACAGAAATTCCTACATCAATCCGTGAATATAACTTTGCGGTTAATCAAGGGTTCAAAGGGAGTTACCAAGATTGGACAACCCAGCAGAAAAAAGCTGGTGCGCCATCTACAAACATCACTTTGCCTGGCGACAAAAAGCTCGGAGAGGTTCTTGGAAAAGGTGCGGCAGAGCGTTTAGACAATTCGTTTACACAGGCTCAAGAAGCACAAAGCACTCTGCAAAATATCTCGGAGTTGCGTCCAATTATTGAGCAAGGCGTGTTTGCTGGCCCACTTAGTAGTGCTCCAAGGGCTGTGGCTCAGATTGCTACATCTCTCGGAATTACTGGTAAGGACACAAAAGAGCAACTTGAGCGTACCGCGGTTGCTATGCAGGGTCTTGCCAAGTTTGAACTCTCTGCCGCCGCCGCAATGCGCGGTCAGGGTGCTATTACCGAAAACGAACGGATGCTGATTCAACGTGCCGCGGCTGGTCGACTAGACCAATTCACCGCGCCGGAGGTCCAAGCCCTGCTTACGGCAATGGAAAAGACCGCAAATTACCGAATTGCATCGCATGGCCGTCAGTTAGACGTTTTGCGTAAAAACGCAAGCCCAGAAGTCCGTGATTTACTTCCACTTTATGAGCTTGGACCGCTAAACGTCATGCCGACACAAACTGGGCGTGGCGTAAGAAAGTTTAATCCCGCAACCGGAAGGGTTGAATAATGATTATTGACATTCCGAAGGTCGGGCAGGTCGAGTTTCCTGACTCTATGTCGGAAGCTGACGTCAATGCCGCGGCTAAAAGGCTTTATGACGAAGCCAATGCTCCGCAAAAAGGCGGTGCTCAAAGGGTCGCAGAAATCGCCACTAGAGGGGCTTTGCCTCCCGCTACTATGGCAGCTACAGGCGCGGCTTTGGGTTCGGTTGCTGGCCCTCCAGGGGCTGCTATAGGGGCTTTAACAGGCGGTCTTGCAATCCCTGTTTCTGATTTCTTGGTAAACCTTTATAACTTAGCCGCCCGAGAAGATGTAAAACTACCGTCAGCAGCCATTTCCGACCTGCTTGACCGCCTTGGTCTAGCAAAACCTGAAAGCAGGGGTGAACGGATGCTTGAGGCGGGTGCTGGAGCGGTTGCCGGAGCAGGTGCTCAAGTGCCTGCTTTAACAAGACTAGCAACCACAGCCACACAACCTGCCGTTCGAGAAGTTGCTCGTCAAGCCGCGGCTGCACCTACGGCACAAATCGCTACCGCCGCACCTGCCGCCGCTACCGCACAAATGGTCTCAGAGGCTACGGGAAGCCCTCTAGCTGGTCTGGTAGCAGGAACAGCAGTAGGAGCCGCCCCAGGGGTTCGTCCTGGCCGTGTAGAGGCAGGTGGTGGCCGTGCAGACTTAGCCGCCCAAGCCGCTTCTTCCTACCGTTTGGCAGACAGAGCAGGACTTGTCGTTAAAGACGCCTACGTCCAAAACATCGCCAACACACTCAAAAAAGAAGCCACAGACCTCGGGTTTGACCCTGGATTACACCCTCAAGTCGCTTCTGTCATCAATCGTCTAGAAACCGAAGGGCAGACTCCCAAAACTCTAAAAGAGTTAGAAAACTTGCGCCGTATTGTCCGCGCCCCAGAGGGAGACTTCACAAACCGAGACCAACAACGTATTGCTGGCTCGCTTGTGGATAAGTATGACGAAATGATTGAGAACATTTCTAAGCCAAACATTTTGGCTGGGGATGAGAAACTTGCCTTGTCAGCTCTGAAAGAGGCTAGAAAAGTCTACGGCCAAAGCAAACGTCTAGGAATCGTAGAGGACTTGGTTAATAAAGCTGACATAAGTTCTGCCCAGTATAGTCAGTCTGGAATGGACAATGCTCTGCGGGTGCAATTTGCTGCGTTGGCAAAAAACAACAAACGTATGGCAACATTTACCCCAACAGAACGGGCTCAGATTGAGAACATCGCTAAAGGCGGTGGTACTACCGAGCAGATGTTGAGGTTTGTAGGCAAGTTCTCTGTCCGCGGTCCTGTAACCGGATTGGTGACCGGCGGTGCGGCAGCTCTAGAGCCGATGCTTGGCGTTCCGTTTGCGATTGGCGCAGAAGTATCTCGCCGCGGAGCAGAAGCCCTACGTCAGCAAAATGTCCAACGCCTTATGGAACAAATCAGCCTCGGAAGAACGCCAGAAAGTAGAGCATTTGAACTTTTGCCCGCGACAGCTATCCGCGGACTTTTATCATCTCAGTATGGAATGGAGTAAGTCATGCCCCGCACAAAATTAAGTGAGTACTCAACCACTAATTCAGACAATACCGATATTGAAAGTATAAATATCGCGGAGGGATGCGCTCCTTCCGGTATTAACAATGCTATCCGTGAACTTATGGTTCACCTAAAGGAGTTCCAGACGGGAGCTTCTGGAGACGCATTTACCTTTGCTGGCGGGGTGCTGATGTCAGGCACAAATACGATTACAGGCTCTACTACCGCTACCTTTGCCGCAGGTGCAGTAGGAACCCCAAGTATCGCAGCTCACGGCGACACCAACACCGGCATCTTCTTCCCTGCTGCTGACACAATTGCATTTGCAGAGGGTGGTGTGGAGGGTATGCGTATCGACTCCAGCGGTAATGTGTTGGTAAAACAAACATCAAATGTTGCTCAACCTGGAAATTACACACCTAACTTAAGTGCATCCGGATTAAACGATGGGGGTCTTGCACATAACCAGTATTCAACATCTGCCGGTGTCGGCGGTCAACTTTGGTTATCAAGGTCAAAAAGCGCAACCGTTGGTCAAACAATTGTTGCCTCTGGCGACCAACTTGGTGCGATAAATTTTTCTGGTTCAGATGGAACAAATTTTGTTTTTGCGGCAAGAATTACTGGTGAAGTAGACGGAACTCCAGGCACTAATGATATGCCCGGTCGGTTAGTGTTTAGAACAACAGCAGACGGAGCATCTACACTAACAGAGCGTATGCGTATCACCAGCACAGGTGATGTATTGCTTAACAATGCAGCCGCATTGATTGGAACAAATACTTCGGATGGTAGCGATACTAGCAGTTTAGTAATTAGTGGCGGTGGCGGTTCCGCAACTGGTAGAGGTGCTGTATTACAGCTTTTTGGAAATGAAAGTGCAAGCACAGGAATTGCTCAACTATTTAGTGGAAATGTTACAGGAAGTTATGTAAACATCATAGGTCGTGCTTCAGACAGCTATATTCGTTTTGATACTGGTGGCACAACAGAACGCATGCGTATCGACTCCAGCGGTAATGTGGGGATTGGTACGAGTTCGCCAAACCTTGGTGGTGTAAATAAAGCGATAACGCTCAACTCAGCGGCAAGCACAAACGCCTCTTACGAATTATCAATCAACGGAACATTCATTGGCAGTATGTATACAAATACTGCGGATAGTTCAATGCGCTTTGGAACTTGGCAGAATGCGCCAATGGTGTTTTTAACTAACAGCACAGAACGTGCCCGTATTACCAGCGGTGGTGATTTTATGGTGGGGACTACGACTACTGGTGGAAAGATAACAGCTTTACAAACATCGAACGGTAGCTATGTTGGGTCTTTTCAGCATAGCAACACAAGCCCATTTGGGGTACAGGTCTATTATTCAAATGCCACTCCACCAAACAATACAACAAATCGTTTTCTTGATTGCGAGGATACCGCAGGGTTTAAGGCGCAAATCCGTTCTAATGGCGGTCTTGCAAACTACTCCGCAAACAATGTCAATCTTGCATCTGATGAACGCTTGAAAAAAGATATATCCCCACTCACTACATCATGGGATAAGGTAAAAGCAATTGAGGTTGTTAATTTTAGATATAAAAACTGCAATGAAGGCGACCCGCTTCTGTATGGTGTTATTGCACAGCAGGTTCAGCCAATTGTCCCTGAGTTAGTCGTAGTCACGCAAGAAGCCAAAGAAGCGGTTGAGGCTAAAGAGGCGGTGTTGGACGAAGAAGGTAATGTCGTTGAGCCTGCCATAGAAGCCAAGGAAGCCACGCCTGAGTATTTTGGTATCCGTGAGCAACCGATGTATTGGCTGGCGATTAAAGCCCTGCAAGAAGCAATGGAACGCATCGAAACACTAGAAGCACAGAACGCCGCATTTGAAGCAAGACTAGCGGCTCTGGAGAACAAATGAACATCAAACTTGAACTCACAGTAGAAGAAGTCAACGGCATCCTGCAAACCCTAGGTCAACTACCGACATCATCCGGTGCTTGGCCTTTGGTGGTGAAGATTAAAGAGCAGGCAGAAGAGCAACTCCCTAAGGAAGAAAAAGATGGCAACTGAACACGCTAAACACGTTGCTGACGGGGTTTCCGTCATAACCGTTATCGGAACCCTGGCTGAGATACTTCCGGCCATTGCAGCCCTGTTTACGATTGTGTGGACGGGTTTTCGTATATACGAATTGGACACGGTTCAAAGGTGGCTTAAGAAAAAATGACCACAGTTGCCGCTAAGGTATCTACGGGAGAAATTGCCGCAGATTCTATGGTTAGCGGCGACGACTCCTTTTATCTCGTGGAAAAGCTCCGCAGGGGAAAAAACTCTGTATATGGGGCTTGCGGAGATTGGGATAAATGCTTGAAAATGTTACAGGTTTTGGAGTCCGGTGGAGAACTGGACTCCGATACCGACGTTACCGTTCTTGAGCTTAGAAGTGACGGTCTCTGGGTTTACGAGGGGACTATCATTCCTGCGCGTATTAAGAACGACTTTTGGGCGATTGGAACTGGGGCAAATTACGCAATAGCAGCTATGCACTTAGGGTTATCACCTACCGAAGCCGTAAAGCTCGCTTGCCTGTATGACACCTCATCCCATGAACCTATAGACACTATGCGCTTGGGAGGGATTCGTGGCCGTAGCAAGAGTACCGGACGAGAAAATAATTGATGCTCTGAAACGATTGGGTAGTCCTACCTATGTCGCTAAAGAGTTGGGAATGGATGTCACCACCGTCTACAAGAGACGAACCGCCATCCAGCAGAAGTTAGGGATAACCCTACCCTCTTTTGCCGCCAAACAGGAATCGGTCGTAAAGACTATCATTCCTGATAACAAACGCATCCTTTCCCACCAAGTCGACAATGGGCGGGTTTTTGTGGCCTCTGACTGCCATTACTGGCCCGGTGAGGTAACGGTAGCCCACAAAGCCTTCATCGCCTTGCTGACCGAATTTAAGCCCCAGACGGTCATCCTGAACGGGGATGTCTTTGACGGCTCCAGAATCTGCCGCCACGAGCCTCTTATGGGCACTAACCCTCCTACCCCTAAACAAGAGATAGAAGCCTGCCAGGACCGTCTAGATGAGATTAGGAACGCTACCAAGAACGCTCGCTGTTTCTGGACTTTTGGTAATCACGATGTCCGGCTGCACCGCTATATTGCTGTCAACGCTCCTGAGTTATCCGACTTCCAAGGACTATTCGACTACTTCCCAGGCTGGCACACGGGCTGGCGAGTAGACATAAATGATGACGTAGTTGTGAAGCACAGGTGGCATAACGGGCAACACGCAACGTATAACAATACGCTGAAGTCTGGGAGAAGCATCGTCACCGGACACCTTCACAAGCTCCAGGTTTACCCGTGGTCGGACTACGACGGGCGACGATACGGTGTAGATACCGGGACTTTGGCAGAACCCTACGGAGACCAATTTACCTACACGGAATGTAACCCCGTGAACTGGTGTAGCGGTTTTGCTGTTTTGACGTTTAACAATGGCAAACTACTGCCGCCAGAACTATGCGAAGTAATAGACGGAGAGGCTTACTTCAGAGGAGAGAAAGTATAGGGAGATAATGAGTGACCCGATTGAGACAACACGGGCAGCACTAGGAAGTATAAAAGAAGCAGTCAAGGTCGGGCGTGAGATAAAAGAAACCGCTAAGGAGGTCAATACTTTCTTAGACGAGGAAGCAAAAGCCCGTGTAGCGTGGAAACGCAAACAACAACAGATGATGCGCCGTGGCGACATGGTGTGGATGGAAGCGGTAGATGAGTACCGAATCATCCGACAAATCCGCGACGCAGAACAAGCCATGTACCGAGAGGTGGAGAGGGAGTTTGGACGCTCCGCTGTCTCGGAAGTCAAATCCTTAATCAACCAACTTCGTAAAGACCACCGGGAACTCAACGACGAGTTTTACCGCAACCGTATGCAGGCCAGACGGGAGTGGGGTGGGATTCTTCTAGTTTCAGCAATTGTCTACGGAATACTAAAAGCAACGGGAGCCCTGTAATGCTAAGTCTGTTATCTACCCTCGGCGGTCTACTTATCTCTGGATTACCTAAAGTCTTGGAGTTCTTCCAAGATAAAGCGGATAAGAAGCATGAAATGGAGCTTGCACGGGTTCAGACGGAGCGAGAACTAGCTCTTGCCCGGGAAGGGTTTTTAGCCCAGCAGAAGGTCGAGGAAATCCGTACAGACCAGATTGCCATGCAGGCAGAGTCTCAGATGCAGCAGGCAGCTCTAGCCCACGACGCCAAGATTCTAGATAAGTCTAGCAAGTGGGTGGTGAACTATGTCGGGACGGTAAGACCGACCATTACCTACATCCTGGTTCTCGAACTCGTGGCAATCAACGTCTGGATTATGTGGCACATCTTCTCCCTGCCCGGAGTTATTACAAGCATTGACGACGTTCTCAAGTTCTCAGACGTAGTGTTCAGCCAAGACGAAATGGCTATGCTAGGCGGTATTATTGGCTACTGGTTCGGTTCTAGAGGATGGGCTAAGAAATGATGGAATTTGCCGCTTTGTTTGCCGAATACCCTGTTGCCACAAGCCTTATCTTGGCTGCGGCGGCTAACTATCTAATCATTACCTTTGCGGGAATGTTTGAGTGAAGATTAGTGCCGAATGTCTAAAGATGATAAAGCACCATGAAGGAGTTCGTACTCGCCCTTATCGTTGTCCTGCTCTTTTGTGGACTGTTGGGGTTGGTCACGTTATTGACCCTTCGCATATTGGAGTCAAACTAGATGAGCGCAAGAACCTACCAATCCCTGCTGGATGGGACCGAGTTCTCTCAATGGCAGAGGTGGATTCAATCCTTGCAGACGACTTGGTTAGGTTTGAGCGAGGAGTGTTACGACTTTGCCCTCAAAATCTCACTCAAGGCCGCTTCGATGCCCTGGTTAGCTTTTCATTCAATGTCGGACTCGGAAATCTCCAAAAAAGCACCATCCGCATGAAGCACAACAGGGGTGACTTTGGGGGTGCTGCGGAAGCGTTTATGGCTTGGACCAAAGCCGCAGGCAAAGAATTACCAGGTCTGGTTAAACGTCGGAAGGACGAGGTTTCGCTTTATTCATCTCAAGAATCCGACTCTTCAGCTCAAGAGTAACGTCTAGTCCGTTCTTATCCTCGAACCCCTGCAACCACTTTCTTCTTTCTTCCTTCGTTCTCATCTTCAGCACAAAGCGAGCTAGACCCTCTATCTTGGCTTCGTGTTCGGACATGACCATCTCTAGTATCTCCTCCCTAGAAGCTATAAATTCACCCCGGCTAACGATGCCGAGCAAATGTTTTATGCAACGCTTTTCTGGCGGCTGATACGATTCTAATGGCGTCTCGCTTGCGAACAAAGACCCCGAGGTGTATTCGTTTGTGGTCGGCGCAGATGTGGGCTTCATACTTGCCATTATCCCGCCTGTAGACCCCTTTTACATTCGTCTTGGTAGGTTGCTTCCTACGAGAGTTCCAGCGGTTCTCCATCTGCGTAGCCGCACGGAGATTAGACATCCTGTTGTCTGCTGGTTTCCCGTTTCTGTGGTCGATAGCCTCTGGCAACCATCCCTTATGAAACAGCCAGATGAGCCGGTGCTCCATGTAGTACTTCTTGGCTATACCAATTCTGATATAACCCCGTTTGTTAGGAGAGCCAGCCCTCTTGCTGGCATATCTCCTATTCCACATCACATAAGCAGAATACTTGGCAAACGACTCCTCGGGTCGGGGCTTCCAGTACAGGTGGCCTCTCTTGTAAGTAAAGAGGCTCCTGAGTTCATTTTTGCTTATCAAACTCTTGGATAATCCTGAGCATATTGGGAGGTCTCCAGCCAGGAGGTTTCATAATCTTGCCGTGGTCGTCTCGCAAGACGGTTCCTAGTTCGGCGTCAATCTTCTTGAGGTTCGTGATTGTGACCTCATCCCACCCCCACTCAATTGGCAGGTCCATGACCTTCCCTAGACCTATCAAGACCCAGATAGAGTCGCAAATCGCATCCAAAGCGTCTGCTTTTGCTACCTGCTCGTCCTGAAGGTTCTCGGAAGAGTGAAAAGCGGCCATCGCTTCTTCTAACTCCCCAATTTCTTCCCGCACCAAGTCTAGGTACAGACCGACCTTTTTCTGGTCTGGTCCGTGTCCCGCCGCCTTCATAAAGGCATCTACGTCATAGAAAATGCTCATGTTGTTCACCAAGGAATATCATCGTCCATTGCGACTAGGTCAGGTTCGGGCTTTTTCTGCCGCGGCTCTTGAACCTTCAGGCTCATAAACTTACCCTTCTTGCCTTCCCGAATCCACGCGGCCAGTTCGTACTCCTTGCCGTCCACGTTTATCTTGCCCTTGTAAGCCGGAGCCTTCTCGTTCTCGGATTCGTTCTTAAACAAAACCCCACTATTAGTATTGTCGTATTGCATATTCACCTCGCTGCTAAGTACAAGCCCACATTACCTAGTGCATAACCTAGAAAGGCTATGCCTAGCCCTATTTTACCCTCTACCAGCAGTTGAACCGCTACTAGAAGGTATACAACACCTATCCCTGCAATCAGCCACGACGCCATTCTGACCACACGGAAAATATAACGACTCCGGCCATAAACAGCAGAAACTTGGCCGGTCCTAGAGAATCCCAATCCACTACAAATACAGTCCAGTTCATAGCCACTCCTTGTTTTTCAAGCTCCAATTAACTACCTGTTCTAACCTCTCTGCAATATCTATTCTCGGAACCCAGCCTAGAGCTGCCATCTTCGAGCCATCTAAGGCGTATCTCAGGTCGTGTCCTGGTCTAGAAGAATGAAAGTCCACCATCTCGTAGTGCAAGGGTTTACCCTGTATATCCGCAATCGTAGTTGCGACCTTTAGGTTGTCCCATTCCTCCTTGCCTACGATGTTGAACTTAGCGCACTTATCTGCCTGCTTAACCTCGTTTAGCAGGAAAAGCATGGCGTCTGCTACGTCTCGGGCGTGGATGTAATGCCTGCTCCCAGCCTTGGTTTTAGACGGGTCGGAGTGAATCGTAATCTTCTCTTTCCTGTCCACCTTTTTAATACAAAGCGGAATGTACTTCTCAGGCGACTGCCTTTCCCCGAATACGTTCATGGTGTGCGTAATCCACACCGGAAGTCCGTAGGTATTCTCAAACGCTACGCAGAACTCCTCTGCCGCAGCCTTACTAGCGGAATATGGGTTAGTAGAGTTGTATCTATCGTTTTCTTTATAAAACACGCCTTCGGGGGCCGGACCAAACACCTCGTCCGTGGAAAAATATACAAGTCTTTGTATATCTATCGTCCGAGCATAATTTAAGAGGTTGACCGTCCCGATGGTGTTGTCCATCGCAAACTCCATTGGGAAGTCGATAGAACGGTCTACATGACTCCCAGCGGCCAGGTGCAGGATGATGTCTACCTTCCCAATATGGGAGGCCACATGGGGGTTTATTTCAGCCTTCAGGTCGTGATGGACAATCTTTACCCGCTTCTTGTGGGGGTTGTTTTCTAAGACGTTATGTAGCCGGTTCAGATTCCCAGAGTAGTCAAGTCTGTCTAGACTGACTATCTCCGCATCTGTTTTCAAGAGCAGCTCGTCTATCAGATGGTGGGCGATAAATCCTGCCCCGCCTGTTACTAGAATTTTCACTCTTCATCCCCCGATGCTCTTCGCATCAACTGATACTTCACCGCCTCTAAAACACCCACCACAGCCGCTACTGGCATCTGCTCCCCGTACTGGTCTATAACCTCATAGATTTCCTGCGCGAGAGCTTCTACCAAGACTGTATTCACTCGCACTCCTTGGCGACTGCTTTTAAGAAAGCCTGAACCTTCTCCATCATCTCGTCTAACTCTGACTGCTTGGGTTCAAACCGGACTATAAAAAGTCTTTTAGACTCCCGCACCCTGTCGTCAAAGCTAACAAAGTCCACCCACTTCCTGCCCGTACAGAGCAGTTGGCACATCATCTGTCGCTTGTATTTCGTAGGGACTTTGCCTTCTTTTCGGTACTGGAGGTGGGTGCTTGTTCTCGGGCATTTGATTTCGATAAGACCTTTTCCGGCCAGGCCATCAGGAGAAGCGCCAAAGTACGGGATTTCGGGGTGGAGCCAGAACCCTGTCTGGGTGACGAAAGTCCCTGTGTGGGCCTCGTAGGCGGCTCTGGCGATGGGTTCTTTTTCGGTTCCCCGCTGCATATCGGCGTTGACGTAGGTATCTTCTGCAAGACCTGTCTCGCGTTCTGCTACAAGCTGCCAGAGATAGTTTTGATAAGCGGCTGTCGTTTCGGCAGCGCAGGCATCATTAGCCCGTGATGCTGTTAGACAACCCAACCGAGCTTTCAGCCACTCCTCGGTTCCCTGAAGTATTTCTCTGTAATCGGTCATAAAGCCTCCTCTTGGCGATATGTAATTCACTTTCAAGCCTGTCCACCGAAATCCGTAGCCTTTGGGATACGGTGTGCTTCAGATGGTACGGATACATTATATAACGTGCCTTTAGAACCTTGCGGGACATTTCTGGGAGCTGCCTTATAGCGTTTTCCACTAGCTGCCCGTCCAACATATCCGGTTCAAGTCTAGGCTCCTCGCCCTCAAAAACGTCGTCAGATTCGTAGTTCCCCTCAGCAGAAGCGGCGGTGGTGCGGACCTCTGGCCCGACATGGCCCCATGCACAATACCAAGCCCAATTTTTTAGTCGCTCTTCGGAAACCATCGTTCGTAAAGCTCTGGCCTATTCTCTCGAATCCAAGGTTGTGCATCTGCAATACATTTTAGTCCGTCCTGCCCACAGGTCTGGGAGCCAACGTGGTGGACATACGCCCGACTTATAAAGTTTAGATAACCCTTAGACATTATGTCAAGGCATTGGATGTCGTCACTAAACCAATTCAAGGGCGGGAAGTCTACCCAGGCATCCTTGTGGATATAGGCGCAGATAGGAGCTATGACCTCAGCAGTCAGGATATGGTGCTCGCTTTGGTACTTGAAAAAGTCGCCTATGTCTCCCTTGCCAACTCGGATATTTTGGTATCCTCTCGCGTAGTCGCTTCGGCATGCGACCCAGCCGAGGGGGTTATTTTCTCTTCTGATAATGGAAATATCCTCGGCAAGCAGCTTCCAGGTGTAGGGGTTGAACACAATATCGTCGTTGCAACACACCACCTCGTCGAAGTCCTGAAAAGCCCGACCCATCACCGTATTGAAGGCGTCACCAAAATTACTCGCTTCGTTGAGTAAATTTACCGTCTTGTGCCTAGGTAATTTCATCTCCGACCCCGACAGATACACAACCACATCCTCGGGGACATAAAAGGTAATAGAAGCTGCAAGGACCGGAAGGCACTTCCCGTCCACGGTTGCTATGGCTATCGCTTTAATTTTCTATACTCCTCTGCCCTGTGGCCTGCATGAATTGTAAATAAGCCGTTGCCAAACAAAGGCTTATCGCACCGCAATATCTCTTGGCCTGTTTTCCACAAGACGTATTGCAGCGGAATCTGGTCTTTTATCCCCCACCTCATAATCTCTCGCCACCACATCTCATCTAACCCCACTACAGACAGGTTTCGGGTGTTCCTACAAATAATCCCAGCGGAGGTCATGCCAAAGTTTCTAGGCATACCCTGGCTCGCATAGTGAGCCATCTGCTCTTTCATAGGTTCGTCTAGATACTTGACCATATCGTGAGCCTCTTCGGTCTCATCGTATATACAGTCCCTCCAGGGGTGGGTGAACATACACCACGAGTCTTTTGCCTGGGAAACCATGTATTCGGCGAAATACGGGCTTGCAATCTGTACCGACCCGTCTACCCATATCGTGTAATCAAAAGGGCTCTCAGAGCCAAAAATCCGGTGTAATACGAGCTTGTAATACTTAGCCTGCAATCTAGGGTTATCCCCTAGTTCCTCGTGCGGTTGGCGAAAGTGCATGAATGTGCAGTCTATGGACTGCTCGGGCTGAGACTTCAGCGAGTCGTAGTCCCCGAAAATCGAGGTGTAGATTAGTACCTTTGCCATGTAAATCTCAGGTAGTTTCGGCTGTGCTCACCCCGCAATTTTTGCTGGTATAGACCCTCATTATTTGGGGTACGGATTAGCTGGCAGTCGGCACTATGCTGGTCGCAGATTATGGGAAGTGTTACCTCTCGGACATTGTTGCGTAAAAACAACGCTCTCAGGTAAGGGTCGTTGTATCCGTAATGTCCGGCAAAATCCTCGTCGTAACCACCGACCCGCCAGTAGTCCATCCTGCTGACTAACATCGTGCCTGCGGTTCTAGGTCGGTTCCTACGCTGGAAGGAGTAGAAAGTCCCTCTTTCTAGCTTGGTGTCAATAATGGCATCTATCGCCTCTTTGCTAAACGTCTGGTCCATATCGCAAAAGAGAATCCACTCCGTCGGGCAGACAGTAGCTCCTAAGTTTCTAGCCCCAGGAATGTTCCAAGGTATGTCTCTGTGTATTCGGTAGATAGGAACATCTGCATCTGGGGGAGAAATACTGCCGTCGTCTATTATTTGCTTCTCTACATAAGGATATGTACGCCAAGCATCTATATGCCTGTGTAGGTGCTCGTGGTCGTTATAAAACGTCAGGGAGATAGTAAACACCGCACATCCTCTAGTAAGTCTTGTTCCGTAAACCCGTAGTGTTTTGGGAAGCCTTTGGTTCCTAGTCCATGAACTCCAGTTTTGCCTCTATGGTGCTCGGGGCAGAGTGGTATTGCATGGTAATGGCTACTGCGGCCCCATCCCTGCCCTGCTCGCAGATGGTGGATTTCAGCAGGCGTTCCAGGGTATCCCAATCTTCGGCAGACAGCACAACCGAGTTCTGAGACTCGTGACAGATACTGTTTTTCATCTTTGGTCATCCCCATTGTTCTGC